AAAGTTGGCATAGCAGCCCTGTAGTCGGCTTCTATAACCTCACGCTCACCGGTACTAATATTATCCCACATAGTACGCATCTCAGTTTCGCGGGCGCGACGCGCAGCGGTATAAGCATTCCGAACGTCATAGTCATCTGCCGGATCAAACACATGGTCAGGATCGGTATAGTGCGGCTTAGAAGACTTTTCCCATTCCACTATAGCAGCAGCCTGATCCTTATCAGATAGATTATCGAACCATGTGCGGGCCTCCGCCCTGCCGCGCGCCAGCATCTCTACTAGGGGTATATCGTGTTCAGGACCGAACCGATCAGGTCTTAATTGATCCAGCGTATCTGCTAGGGGTATATCGTGTTCAGGACCGAACCGATCAGGTGACCTAATGCTTCTAGATTGTAAAGCAATAGCATCCGCAATCTCCCGTCGTCCGCCACGCTCCGCAGCCTCCCGCAACATCTGCCGCACCGGAGCAATAATCGCACCACCCCACCGCAACGACGCAATATCTACAACATCCAACGCAGCCCACAACGCATCTGACGGACTATGAACACCCAAAACATTTGCCGCCTTATTGCCATAAGGATTACCACCGTAACCATACAAACGAGTATCAGCCTGCGTTGCGTGCTGCCACGCCCGAGACAAATCATGCCCGAAGGTTTCTGTAGGCTTACCCTGAACCAACCGCAGCCACGGCGCACCCGTAACATCCCACACAGCAGTCCCATAATCCATCACCCCAGAAAACGGATTAATCCATCCCCCGATATGTCGCACATCGAACTGTGGCGTCTGTGGACCGATAAGACTATGCGTCCAATCAATCCCATCTTGGGCATCCGCCAACTCCAACACATTCAACACGGCCCCATACGTCATACCGGAAGTGTCACGCAACCACCTATCCGCATAAGTGATAACATCGGCGTCCGGACCATCACCTGCCTGATCTGCGCCGACACGCAACGCCAACCCCAACGTATCTACCAACTGTGCTATGCGCTCTGACGATACGGCAGGCTGCGTTAACAGCCCCGCGTCTAACGAACCAGATTCCGGATTGCGATCCTGCTCAAAGTCCCATTCAGGCCCGCCGCCTTCACGCAACTGCGTTCCATACTCAGACATTATTTTCAGGCGTGTGAATAGAACCGATGGCCTTATCCCACAACTGGTTTGCTATGTCACCATTGCGGTCAATCTGTCCGCCACCCAGCATCGACACAATCCACGGTGTTTCAGGATCAACCCGCAACCCCTGCCGCCTAAACGCGTCAGCCGCCCGCTTCAAATCGTCATCCGATGCGTAATCAATAATCGCAGCCTCATTCGTTTGAAAACCTGTGCTGTCATTTGACAACAGACGCGCCAATGCAGGATCCGTGTTCTTCACCTGTGCCACCAAACGAGGAACCGTTTGAGGATGTATCGAATACGCAGTAAACTTTATATCTGCCCTATCGTGGGCATTCTTCAACCGCCGCCAAAACTCGTTACCCCGTACTTTCGGATTGGCATAATTGGGCTGACCAGACGCTTTCTCAACCGGATCAAACATTGCGCGCCTCCAACTTTCCAGCACCCCTAGAAACCTGATTCAATGCACTAACCAGATTCTTATATCGGTAACCACCCACGCCTGCGCCATACTGAGCCACGCCCTGCTGGGCAAGATTAGAAACCAACTCGTCGCCGCCAAACGTAGCATTATCCAACGCTATTTGCGCGAACTGAGACAAATCCCGTTGCGAAAGATTACGCTCGCTTCGCTGCTGCACACCAATTGTATGCATATATGTATTCAACCCGCGAACAACATCCTCCGATGTGGCATTCGACAAACTGCCATCCATGCCTTCACCTATGAATCGCAGCAAACCCGCAACAGCAACGTCTTTCTCAGCCTCAACTAGTTCATCTTCACGAAACTTCCAATGCCGCCTGTACCTCGTTCTATCAATGGCCCCGACACGCAGAAGGTCGCGTTCCCGATTAGAAACTGCGCCAACCCGTGCCGCATAGTTGAAGAAGTCCTGATCACGGTTCGACCCGCCAAACGTCAACATCGAACCCCAATCGTCGGCACCATAAAACTGCTTCAACAAGTTTTCAGCCAGCGACCTTTCCCACAAAGAACCACCCTGCCCAAAAGCGGCTTCCTGATCCTCATCCGACATAGACTTAAGCATGTCCTGTAACCCGGACTGCAACTGCAACTGCGCGCCCTCAGGCAAATACCTACCCGTGTTAGTCAAATACTGCTGAATGCGGTTACCCGCATCAGCAACCGTGCGTGCCCTCAACTCGCGGTCATGCGTAGCAATAGTCTCATCGCCAGACATTCGACTAGCGATATAACTATCCATTACCGCATCCACATACGGTGTGCCATCATCGGTCAACGACTGCCCATTTCGCACCATCGTCAACGCTTCCTGCGCCACCGATACCTGCCAACCGACAGCCGCCTCAATCGTCGGTTTGGTTTTCGTTCGCGGATCAATAGAAAGGCGACCCCACGAAACAGGTTCGTTCATCAACCCAAGTGCAACAAATTCACGCTGGAACTTTTCGACAACATCAGGATCTGCCCGATTCAACTGGTCGATCAATGTCAACGGGCCGATCTTTCCACCAGAGAATAGATCGTTGAAACTATCGACATCGCCAAACGGGGTGCCATCAAATGTGGTAATGAACCCGATTGACTCCATACCCTCCGGGTCAGGAAGACCCTCTGGTCCAACCAGCAATGTCTGCCCCGGCGCAATCGTTGTTTCCATCATCTGGTCAACGGCTGCCTCCACCGCCCCAAATGCTATATCGGCAATCGGCTTCTGATCCATTTCCCCGGTTCCATAAATGTCTCCGACACGACCCAAATCAGGAGCGACCATTCCGAAACTTGTATCACCAAACTCTTGGAGAATACTAGTAACAGTTGCCGGATCAATAACATCGGTATCAATATTGCGGTAGTTGCTAGGCACCTTGCCATCTCTACCCAACGCATCCATATAGTCGCCGTACCCAGTTTTAAGATTCGCAGAAACCAATTCTTTAAGGCCGTCCACTTTGACCCAGTTTGCCATCAAATAGTTTCTGACATAATCCTTCCCGGCGGGAGAGTTAAGATCATAAATCTCAACACCGTCCACACCCTCCAAGGTGTCCTTCAAGGACTGACCCAATCCCCCGATTCCCTGATTGATCGTTATTGTGCCGGTTCCAGCGAGCCAATTGATCAGTTTGACAAACGCAGACTCTTCACTAATCGCATCAAAATAAAGATTCTTTAGAACAGTCCGGTCTGTTGTTTGATCTGAAACAACCCCAGCCTCTTCAGCCACAATGGGCGCATACGCAGGATCCGGATCTCCAAGTTCTGGACGCGCACCGGTTGTAGCCTGACCCCATGCGTCTGTTACAAGATCTCGCCAGCCCCCAGCAACAACCGGGCTAAAAGGTGATAGAACGTCAGGCCATTCCCACCACTTCCGATCTTCTATTACGCCTTCAGCGGCCCCCCCAACTTTATCAAGAATTCCGCTAAAGTCAGGGCCACCACTAATAACCGCGCCGGGATCGCCACCCTCAGGGATAGGTGCGTCAACAGGGACATCTTCAGTTACGTCTATATCAGGGGCAGCAGTAGGTAGCGGTTGCTCCGGGTTCCGGTTATCGTTCTCGTCTGCCATTATGCTGCCAACGCCATCGGATTAACCTCCACTAAACCTGCACGATACTTAGCGACCCAACTGTCGTTAACCATCGGCAAGAACACACTATAGTATATTTCATTCAACCAAGGCTTGCCCTGAGTAAACAATTCCATCGTCTTCCAATACTTGTAACGAATAGCGTCCCGGCGGCGCTGAGCATCCGCCGTCCGCAAACCGGTCAAAGAATTCAATTTGTCTTGAAAGCCGACAATAGTTGCCATCGCATTTAGAATATCTAGACGATGGTCACCCTCTGGAACCAACTCGGGGGTTTCAACAAGCAGCCGAAACTGATCAACTGTTTCTTCACGCTTTACTTTCGCCGTGCCTGTGATGATCCGCTGCGCGAACACAGGATGCTGAATCTTGAAACCGTCATACCAGAATTTCCAACTACGATCCAGTTTCTGCGTATCCAAATTCTGCTTCTGCAACACGTACTTCTTTTGTAGATAATCTATGCGGTGCGTGTGATAAGCCGGACTGGCGATGTTGTAATACAACTCCTCTAGAAACTCTTCCGGTGTGTCCATTGTCCGCAAACCCATGTTGATCTGTCGCTGCTTCGCCTCCGCAACATATTCGTCATCATCGACATCAAACTTGCGAGGCATAAAGAACGCGCTAGACAACCCGAAATTACGAGTGAACTCGTCGTTATCTACCAGCCACTCGTTGGCAGCCTGCGTAGATTCCAATACAGCGAACGGCACTTTGCTTGAAGCCGATGTGCGGAACGGCGAAAACTCAACAGGATTGAAAGTCTCACCTGTTCGCGCCTCCACATTCTTAATCCAAATCGGGTACGCCTCTTCATACGGCATGCCAGTATTCAACAGATCGTGGAACTCTGTATTCCATTCCCACTTGTCGTTCACTACCAAATCTGAAAACTGTCCAGTTGCAGGACCAAAGAACCAAGTCAGCGCCTGCAACAACTGGTACTGCTTCGCCATCTGATCAACCTTGTCCAAGAACTCCTCTCGAAACAACTCCGGGTTGGCCTGCGACGCGACTTCCTGCTCTGTCGGCAGCATGTCGTTCAGCGCCATAAATTTGATTACATCAATCTTGGCTTTCGCGCGAGCATTCCCATTCGGACCTTCAATGCCCATCAACTGGAGAGGCCGCGCCAATACAGCAGGCAGCACTGACGACCAGATCGTTTCACCCAACAGTCGCACAGAGTCAGCGTTACCGGTCGTCAACTTGCTGGACCCCGTGTACCTGCCGCCAATCATGTTGTGTTCAAACGTAGCCCGCAGGCTCGCATCTCGCCCTGAAGCAAAATTAATTGGCACCGACAGCAAGGGACCAAATCCCATCTGCCCTATTTGTTCCAAATCGTAACCCGGAATCACGTTAATACTCGTAGCCAACTTCGGTCGCATCACCGCACCCAGCGGCCCGCCGAATACCGAATTGACAATCGGGAACTTGTCTGCGATTTCCAGCACAGCAGTCGTCAACACTTCGCTGCCGGGAACCACCAACTTCTTTTCACCAAACTGATCTTCCTGAACCAACCCGCCGCGCACCCCAGCGTTCATTGTCAAATGCAGATTACGCAACATGAGAGGATTCTGCTTCAACCCTCTGCCCATGCGACGCAAGAACTGGTCTTCAGCAAACCAGAATGGCATCGCCGTTCCGACCATTTCCTGAAACTGTGACCGGATACGGTGATCATCAATAAACGCACTTGTCAGAGTCATGGCCCGCTGAAGCGATACATTTCTGTGTACCTCAAACTGGTTCTTCTGTATCTTCGCCCACTTGAAGAACTCATGAATCGCAGGCGAATCGGCTTCAGCGGCTCGCATCAACACACTAAGCGCGTCCTCAACAGCACCGCCATCCATATCTTCAAGCACTTCTCCAGCGGCTTTCGCAAATCTTTTAGCGTTGCCGTGCTCAACTGCAAACGCGGCACGCGATACGGCAGCCTCTGGATCCATCCACGCCAACTGCCAATCATGGCGAATAAAGCCCCTCAACGAATCGACAACCAACTGACCTTCGTCATCGTAAGAAGCAAGATCGCCTAGCCGCGCAGAAAGCGCCTGAAAGCCGCCCTTTGTGTGATGGTAGTTGCGTTTCACGCCAGCAACCTGCTTAGAAGCAACCAGATAGTAATGCTGGAACATTGGTTCACGAACCATTGCACCAATCATCGGGTTGACTACACCATCAAACCAGTTGCGGAGCAGCGTGTTCCACGCCCTGCCCATGCGTTCACCCAGCCCGCCGCCTTCATCGCCAACGGGCTTCAACGCAAGCACCCTCTCTGGTGCCTTGTTCCACCAACTCGCGTCGTTGGCGTAGGCGTTGACTCGCAGCGCACTAATCTCATCACCATGAGTGACTTCCCGAATCCACGGAAGAAACACCTCGGGAACGTCTGCCCTTGTCCCCGACGAAACCAGATCCAAAATATCTGGTGACATGCGCTCAGTCAATTCCAGCATCGCATTATGAAAATCGTTATGCGCCGTGAACTGGGTATCCACAATTTCCCACAATTCAGGGTTGTCGGTATACCAATGCTGCGCCCGCTCATCTCCGGCACGGCGAATAATGGTGCTGCCATTCTTTTTGTTTCGCCACGTATTCGACGTATAAGTAACCGGCGTGTCATTAACCATTTGCACACCCTGAACACCACCGTCGGCCCTGCGGTACATCAACTGCTCGCCACCGATACCGATAATCTTTTCTCTGCTCATGCCGCCCGAACCAAAGTCTGCCGCCGTAGTCGGCCCCTCTTTGGTCCAACCATAGAACGACGACACCTCACCCACATCGCCTCGCACCGCCACATCAGGATGAGACATACTGGTACGCAACCCGCCGCGATTAATTGCAATCGTTGGCCCATTCAATCCGACACGGCTTGGAGCAGGGGATACGCCATACAATTCTTCGGCATTGACATCTATTGTTCCGATACGGGACCGCAACCTAAACGCTGCATCGGGACCAGCATTATCTAGTCGCGTTATAGGACCAAGCATTTCCGTTATGGTCTTGGCTATCGCATCAGCAATATCTGGGTTGGCGCTACCTGTCATCAACGGGATATGTGACATCCCTGCATCAGTCCACGACCCTGCCAGAATCGCATAAATACCGGGGGTGTGATGAATAGTGTCGGCCCGCAAACTAGGCTGAAGTAGCCGCGCCGCCTTAAACGCCTCGCCCGAAGATAGCCCCATCTGGATAAATCGGTGTTCCAACTTTTCAACAAACTCATCGAACCATTGGAAGCGCGCACCACCACCTTCGGACAATAGCCTGATCAACGAATCGACATGCTCCATCGGGATCATCGGAACAAACAGGCGGGCAGCACCATCAGGCAACGATTCGCTAATCGGCCCACCTGTTATATCGAACCCAACATTGGATACGTGGGCACTCCGACCCGCCTGCTCGCCCCGCACGGTCATCAACTCATTGAACAATGCCCGCTTTGCTTGCACAACAGCATCATCGAAATCGGTAATAATCTTCGCAGGATCAACCCCACTTATCAGAAACGCTATAACATTCGGATTCTGATCTACGCCGGGTGCCGGTTCAAGAAATGCACGGAATGCAGGCTGTACGTCTTCCGGCAACTTATCAAGGAAAGCGTCGTTCGCAGTCAACTTCGTAACCAACGCATCAGGATCGGTGGGTCTAGCATCGAACGCTTTGGCGAGTACCTTCAACGCATCCTTGTGATTAGTTTGCAAATGCTTCAAAACAACTGCTGACGCTACCTCGTCTGCTGCAACTTCCAATCCAAGTTCCGCCGCAAGGGGAGCCAATACGGCCTCCTGCTGGGGTGACGCATAATGCGACATGCTTCGCAAATACGCAACAGCCTCCGGATCTGACATATAATTCAATCGTTGAGTAACGGCAATGCTCTTCGGCACCGCATCCATTTCGGTTCCGGCTTCAGTAGTTACCCACTCCAGCCCAGATGAGCCGTAATCCATTGGAAGCCGCAACCCGAGATCAACTGGTGTCCCAAATCCTGAGGTTCGCAGCGCCCTGTCAACCGAATCAGGATTAATATAATTGTCGAATGTTCCAAGAATATCTTTCATCTGCTGATCAAGGATCGTCGGATCGGTCATCATCTCAGCGATAACTCGGGCGCGCTCATCGTGTTGCTTGTCGATCTTTCTACCGATCCAACGCGCCATCTTTCCAGAAGCACCAACCCCCATGAAATCGTTTGTAAGCATACTCAATTCGTTTGCCTTGGCATTAGCAAACTCAAACATGCGTCGCGACNTACCACCAATTAGAGTCTCTTCCACCCCTCTCTTAACCTTTACCCGGCTTGCCTCAAACAGGGATGCGCGAGCCTCGTCGCTAATAAACTTCCAATTCGGATTATTTGAAGCAGCCTCTCTTATTGCCTTTTCTGTAATGGCATAGTCGCCTACGCCGCCGATCTCGTTAAACGACCGCCATAGGCGAGAAAACGGTTTCCACAGAATCGGCAACTGCTCTTCTGGATCAATGTCTTTGAGAATCTTCCGTCCGTACTCATCCCAGACTACATGCTTGTCAATGGCTGCACGAGCGATCTTATGGTTAGCCCAATTCTTTGGGCCTTCACGCAGCCACCACGAGAACAACTCCTCGCCACCATTGCGGGCAACGTAACCCAATCGCAACAATACGGCCGGTCGCCAAGTCCGCGCCAAGAACTTATCTATCGTAGGCAAATGAATACCCCACCCGGCCATACGGTAAAACGCCGTGTACCGGGATATGGCAGCCAACTCACGGTAATTTGGAATAATATTTGCACGCGCCAACTGTGCGCCATGTTCCGCACCGGGGAATACCGCACGAGGAACATTCATTCCGTGGATCCCCACCAAATCATCAGTTATTTGCGCGTACCGATGAGTACCATGACGAACAAACTTCTGGATGAAGTCCTGAACATCGCGTCCACCATGCACCAGCGCGCCTGTGCGGCCAATAAAATCTAGGAAGAAGTCATGCTGAACAAGCCACCGCTCCGAATCGTTACCCATGACAAATGTGCGGAGGTATTGATCTATCTGGGTGCGTGGCATACCGGACATGACACCCATGTCGATAAGCGCCGTGAACTCCTTAACGGCAGTATCGGCATCGGTGACATCCAACAATGTGGACTTGGGTACATACGTTGTTAGTTTCTCAGCGAACCGCGCCGGGTAATACGCCAACCCTGCCGCTACCGCTCCACCGATAGCACCAATTTCTTCCAGCCAAGTCAACTCTGCGTTTGTGCTGCCGGGAGGATGAACCCGATTCTTATAGTAGCGATGCGCTGCTTTGCCCGCTCCCGAAAATGGGATAAGATCCGGCCCTCTTTTGGGGAGAAGACGGCGAACATCGTTCTCATCAAGACGAACCTCAAACCCATCATGCAGGTAGTAGTTCAACAAATCTGACAGTTCGCTGTCTTCAAGAATAATTTGTGACGCGTCTGCCTGATGTAAGTCGGCGTATTCGTCTATCTTCAACCAGTCATCGGAAGTCAACCCGAGCCTTGTCATGTGATCCTGCGACGGATCACGCAAAATATTGAACAGCGTGTCTTGGTCTATTGGCTTTGACAGTTCCAGCGTACCTTCCTGAATGTCATTAAAGATTTTGCTGTGAACGTAATCGCTTTGCTTCGCCAAATACTTTGAAGTCATCCGCGCAATGTCGGCCTTAACGGCAAGCGGAAAGTCGTCAAAGTCAAGAATCTCCCGCATGTACTTTTTGGCACCCATCCACTTCGCACCAAACGCGCCGATGCGAGGCAGGAACAATGCTTCAGGATCGGTACGGCCTAATGGTTTTGCCAACGCCATCCACCCAGCGTCATCAGCAAGAAACTCCCAGAAGCCCTGCTCATCGGCAAGCGTAGGAGCGGCCCCTGCCCTGATAAGTGGGACCTCCTCAGCGCCCTTGGCTGAAATAAACTTGCGGATCAGTTCGCCAGATTCGTCATCAACAGCAATCACGGTGCGCCGCTGTCCGAAATGCCAGTTACGCATCGAATCAATGACCTGATTCAACGCAGGCATATCACGAAGCAACGCATCCAACTTGGTTCCCTTACCAAACTGTTCTGTTATCGCTGCTCTAAGATCCGTACCGCTAACTACCTCATCGGCGTTATCAAGGATATGTTGCTTGAATGCTGCGATCTCATCTATCTCTTGGAACGCATCAGTAACCCTGTCGATCAGTCGGTTAATGGCACGAAGTTGTAATCGAATACCAAAATTGGTTCGACCCAACACATTGACACCAGTGGATTTCATCCACTCCTTGATCCCAGCCAAACCATCCGAGTATTCGCCTGTTACGCGGTCAAGGATCTGGATCTTGCTAAAGGCATCAAACCCGGTTTCAGAAGCAGCACGTTCCAACAAGGTGCCGCGCCGCATAAAGTCTATCAATTCGGCCCCGTCCTTAGCACGGTGACCGAACTTGGCGACCTTAGCAATCTTAATCCAGAACCCGCCAACCCATGTTGTCGGATCCAATAAGATTTCAACAGCCAAAGACCCAACCATCCCGACAACAGCGGCAGGCTTTGTTCCCGGTGTAACATCCCACACGCCGTACCGGTTCCATGCCTTCACAGACGCATCCGCAATCGTCAACCGTCCCGAATCAAGAATCTCCAACGCTTCAGTATTCGCAGGATCAGCAAGACTGTCATACCACCTCTGGTACTGGTCCGCTATCCGTTCAGGCGCATACCCGAACTCTTCACCACGTTCAGCCAAATGATCGTAAACGCCCTGCCCGCCGTCACGGAGAAAGATCCGCATCAGTTCAACCTGTCCACCGCCAACTTTTTCGATAGCAGCATCCAACGTAGACTGGTAATACGAATCATCCTCTAGCCGCGTCTTATTCCAAGCGTCGCGCCATCGGGTAGGATCCGAGAAATCTCCCTTGTCGCGCTGCCCCATAAATGCCAGCGACCGGCCGAAGCGTGTAGCAAACCGGGATGGTTTCATTATTCCGAATTCCCACACATTGCGGGCAACAGTTCCGAGTCCAAAACCGACAGCACGAATCGGAGCCAAACCGACCTTGATAGCGGTACCGAAATGCTCTTCAGGCAGCAACGGAATATCCCAAGTAAAGATCCGCTTCAACAATCCTTCAGGATCTTTTTCTTCTGGAAACTGGTAGCCCGCTCCTCTCAACAGATTCTGGGTTTTCATTGGCAGTAAATTAAATTCTGCTCGTTGCATCTGAGTCGGCATTGCTTCGAACCGTTGCCGCATCAAATTAAATTCATTCTGATCAAACGCACCTAAGAAGATGTCCATCATGTCTTCGTCGGGATCGGGACCAGCAGCCAACCCCACCAACGAATCCGGATCTATGTCAAGGAACCGTCCGGCACCCGCAGACATAAGCATTTGCATACGGCGACCATAGTATTCGTCGTTTACTGCGCTAGTAGGTACCGCTCCGATGCGGACGTATTCGCGGCGAACCAGAGAAACTCCGGCCATTACAACTGCCCGAGTTGCTGCGCCGACTGTGCCATAATCGGATCACCCGTAGCAATAGCCCACCTACGTAGCAAATCTGCTGAGCGTTGCTCAGGGGTAATACGTGGCAAAGCCGTTTGGATATTGCGACCTTCGCCGGGAGCAGTCAATGGCGTTACCTGTGGATTAAATCCGCGTGCCGCCTCAACCGGCAACGGACGCTGCTGAGGGGGAAGAGTAGCCGTAACAGAGCCACCCCCCGCAGGCAACGGAATCCCGCCCTTATCGGGATCTTGCGCTGCCAGACTATCGCCTACCTCACCATATGCTGCACCTGCTTCTAGGCCCGGAGTCTGTGGCGTCTGTGTCCTCTTCTTNCGGGGCATCAGCCAGCCCTCAATGCACTAACCAACTGTTGTGCAGCCTCAGGAGAAAACTCTCCCGAAGGTGGAGCCTGCTGTGGAGCCATCCCCTCAGGGCCAGCAGCCAAACCAGCAGCCATCTCCGGGGGAATAACCTGACCCTCGCCCGGAGGCGGAGCCGCAGCAGCCTGCTCCTCCCTTATCTCCTCGTCAGCCTTCTCAATGGCTTGAAATATATCCAACCCCTTCTTGCGATGCTTCTCAATCTTAGAGACATACACCACAGGCAACTGACCCGACAAAGCCTGCTGCTGGATCGCAGCCATGACTGCCTCCTCCAACTGTTCCTCATCGACACGCCTACCTTCTGCCTCAGCATCCTCAATATACGGATGCTTGGTCCTGAATGTTCTAAGACTAATACCCTTCATGCCCAACAACTGGCCCAACTGGATAGTCGTTCCCTGAATGTCAGCACCGGGAATCGAATGCGACACCACGTTATCGAAAATCTCAAAGTGTTCATTCGGTGTGAACTCAACTTGACCGAAGTCACCCGCATAGCCAGTGAACATAGAGAACTTCTTGCTACCGAAATACCCCTTGTAGGTAGCGAAGATACACTCGTTTAGATGAGGAAGATGAGCCTCCATAATTTCTTGAATTTCTTGGATACGCGGATCCAAGGCGGCTCCCATGAGGGCGTCGATACCTCGTCCGGTACGCAAAGCCCCGTATGTTTCACCACCAATTTGAGGTACGGTTCCGGTAGAGATGCGCGCATTACGCTCCAACCTNTCGATGGCTATATTGGTTGTCGGGTCAGGTGACGACCGGAGTTCTCCGATTTGTTCAGCNTCAAGTAGAACATTGACTTGGCCTTCGCGTCCGTCTTTCCACTCCCCGCCGACAATCATCGGTACCTGACCCGACCGCCCGATTATATACCTATCAGGGAAGATAGCCTTCTCTTGGGCCATAATTTCTAACGCCATCATCTTNGACATCAGATCCACAATGCCGACAACCTGCGAAACCGACGATGCGATACGATCCAAGGTAACTCGCCCCGGCGTAATCACACATGGCATCCCTGCCCTATTGGCTACACGCGACAATTCCTGCGTGGCTCCATGATGACCGTACACCTGATTGAAATGTTCGTACCGTGGCCCCATGATTCCGATAACGATCTGCTCGTCATCAAGCCATTCAACAATGTCCCATAGTTCCTGATCACTCTTGCCGTCTGGTGGGATAACGCCACCATTCTCCGACATGGCTTGCGGGTAATGGCTACGAATCCAATCCCCGGACTTGCCGTAAATGAAACCAATGTTCGCAGGAGGATCCACATCCTCGTAAGCCTTGGGTTCAGGATAGACACCAAGAGGATCGCGGACATCTATACGAGGCATACCCTTATCGAAATCAGGATGCACAACCAGACATGCTGTCGCNTAACCCGCAAGATGCCTGTAAGCCCGTCGAATCTTTATCTTATACTTCGACTGGTACCAAGTAGAAGCCAACGCGCGGCGACGAATATCAGCATACTCGCGCGACCGGACGCCACGCTCCTTGGAACCATCAACAGCAGGGCAACCAATGAACGGCATAACCGATGCTGCACGCTGGGCTACCGCATCAATGTTCTCCGAGATCAACGCAGGTGTCAANGGAGGAAGAACAGGCTCGTTCTCCATCGACGGCAACGGAATAACATAGTCACCGTTGTAGCGTTCCTTGACTTCCAGCATACGCGCCAATAGCGGCGATGCGTTTTGCTGTCGGATCTTAACGATCCCCACGATTTCTTCAAANGTATACATCAAAACGCCCTACTGGAAGCCATAGATGTCCTCCACGGTAGTCCATTATAATTGAATTGTGAAGAGTCTACATCAAATGCTTGTTTGCGTTGCCGCCAAAGTATCCAAATAAACCACAAAGCCATCACCTGATCTTGACGCAGCCGTGTTCCCCGCTTCAACGGACGCCACGCCTTCAACTGACGAATCAACTGGTCGGCCTGATGGCGGGTAGGCCCATCGTCAGCGTAAGGGATCTCAATCTCTTCTCGCATAAACGACAGCGCCATCGACGGGACACCAATCGTTTCGTCGTACTTGTTGATACCAGTCAAATGCTCCCGCACACGAAACCCGTAACGCTGAGTCATCTCCACTAGACGCTCGTCCCGCGACAGCCCCTTCTGGAACACCATTGCTTCAATGATCACATCTGAAACAGTTGACCCGTTCTTGAGACAACGCTGAATAGCGTCCTCAACAACGCCGAGGATCTGTTCGTTGCGAGTTAACCCAGTATCTTCCCGAATGAAAAGAATCTTAAGTTTGCCTTCGTGCGGCGTAGCAGCCACCACACAGTTGTTTGAACCAAGAGCAGGATCAACGCCGATATAAACACTACAATTTTCGGGTGGGTCATGGGTCACCGACCGTAAAGGATTAAGGCACTTTTGGATAGAATCATCTGTAAATGTAGCAGATAAAGACGAAGTAGGTTCCTGCATATAGTTACGCGACCATGCCTCCTCCCCCACCTTGCGTTTAATACGATCCAACGATTCCAACGAAAACATTTCAGGCCACAACGGCTCCGGTTCACCCTCATCATTAGTGATAATCGCCGGAAATTTGATTACCTGCAAAATATCGGGATCGATCTCCGTCATCACCCGCTCATAGAAGTCATCTGACCCGACACGGGTACCGTTAATACTGGTTCGTCCTTTCTCACCGGGGCGTGTCAACCAGTCCTGCCGGAACACCTCGAACATCTGTTCGGTCAAATTCAACGACACCCTTGATTGAATATCGTCTATATGAAGATGATCAGTACGGGTACCAGCGATCTTTGACCGCCAACCCAACCCAACCATCGAATAGTCGCGCTCATCATGCGTCTGTTTCTTGAACACATTGAAGTAATCGGCACCCCACGCCTGCACCGTCTTACGACCAGACTGATTCTGGGGAACAAACGGCCCAAACTTGGCTACATACCGGGGATACGGGCCGTGAGGCTCCATACGGCTACGGATACGACCAAGAATCTTACGAGCCATATCAGTTCCCTCTGAACCAACGGTGATACGGAACTCTGGGTTCAAAGCCAACTTCTTGCAGAAGTAATCCTCCGCCAACGTGGTCTTTCCATGCTCCGGAGGCCACAAAATGAGGGTAATGTTCCCCGGCGGGGTGTTTTCGTAGGCGTTTATTGCCTCAATATGGAAGAAAGGGGACATATGGCCGAAATAGTCGCCTCTAAACGACGCAAACGTCCCATCCCATGTCTCGGTACCGCCTTCAAGGAGGGCTTTGTGGCGGATAGCGTCCGCTTTCTCCGCGAAACCCGGTATACGCTGCCTCCACTTGTCGTAAGCGGAGCGTGTCACCCCTGCTATGGCACATGCTTTACTTATTTTGCCGTGTTCCTCTAACCCCGCCAGAAAAATGGCGCGGTTCGCCTCACCCCTGTCCTTTGAGGGGTTCGGATCTGGCAGAACGTAGGCCAGTTTCTTCACGAATGGTCAAATACGGATTTGCCGACTTTTAATTCTACGACTTCCATCGCCTTGACAGGTGTAGTACCCGTGAACTTGACAGTATGTGTACCGATCTGATCCAAATCAACATCGGCGTAGTAGATGCCAGTCTCGTCGCTACTCGCATTTACCTCTACGTTGTCACCTGACGGCTTATGATGTAATGCCTTATTCGCAGGATCTAAAGTTGTGTTTGTTGCCACATCATTAGAAGTAAATGTTGCAGTAACCCGCACCTGATCGTCTTTATCGTATGTAGCCATTAAACCCCCACAGTAATAGAAACATCATCTAATAGTTCAACCGCAAGTGTAACATCATCTTGTAATGTTGTTGTAATAGTTACATTCGGAAGAATCTTATACCAAGTAATATCGGCCACCACCGCAGCCGAACTTGTAACACCACCCGCAATCGGGCATTCCCTAACAATCGCAGCCGCGACAAGAGCCGAACTCGTAACATCACCCGCAATCGGGCGTTCCCTAACAATCGCAGCCGTAACCGCAGCCGAACCAGTAATCGCCGCAGCAATGGACGCCTCTTCAATAATAGCCGTAACTACCGTAGTGGCAGCCGCAACCGCAGCCGTAATAAAGGCTTCTTCAACTATCGTTGCTGTTACAGTCGCTGAACCAGTAACCGCAGCCGCAATGGACGCTTCTTCAACTATCGTTGCTGTAACTGTTGCTGAACCAGTAACCGCCGCCGTAATGGCATGAGTTGTGACACCCCGATAGGAATAAACGGTATTTCGATAGTCGATGCCGGACTGGCGATAGTCAATAGCCATGTCAGCCCCTAAATATCACTTAGTTACTCAGCGAGTGAAGCGTCCATGAGGGCCTGCCGTTCGGTCCGGATCGCATCCCAGTGGGCGATCACCTCAGGTGTCCACGCGGCAGCGGCGACAGCGGTCACGCGGTCATCCTCGCCGGTGGTGTCGTCGCCCGGTTCTAAGACATGCCGGTGGAAGGAGCGGGACAGTTCAACGCCGTCCTCAGCCACGATGGTCGCCGTGCGGACTTGGATCTGAGCGTCCTGTAGGACCTCCATTCGGTCACAGACGACGGTTTTGGATAGTGCCATTTGAAGCCTCCTCAGGCTCTAGGACTCGGTGATGTAGTTGCCGGAAATGCACACCTTGGAACCTGTATCGAGATAGGTCGCGTTCATGGACGCCCCGGCGCTGATTCCTGAGAGGTACATCATGATCCGGGTTTCATTCGCTTCGATCCAGCCGAGGGGCGAACCGGGATCAACGTCGCTGGTGGTGTCGAGGACGGTCGCGAACTGCCATGACCGCTTTTCCCCGCCGCCTGCCACGCTGGTGTTGGTGTTCGTGAAGGGAAGCCCGTTGATATACCACGCCCCGGAGGCCGTCGTAACAGTGGAGAACTCGACCATGCCGTGGATGAAAACCTCTTGGCCGATCTTGGTGTACTTGAGCGTGTCGATTCCGGTGTTGAGGGTCAGAGTCCCCGAGGCCACATCCGAGGTAACTGTAAAAACGCCTTCCTCGTAGTCGTCAAACAATTCGCTGGTCGCCGTTCCGGTCCCATCGCCCGTGGCCGAGAAGTCAATGCCGTTGCCACTACTCACTATGAGATTGCCTGATGTGAGGGTCAGGTTGGTCCCGTCGTAGGTGGCGTTGGCCTCGGCGACGATGGTCGAAGCGTCGCCGTAGGTGGCGAGGCCGTTTGCGGTCGACCCCGACCAAGACGCACCACCACCAGCAGCAGCCTCCCACGCAGTAGACCCATCGCCCTGCCTCGTCATCACATCTCCGTCAGAAGCCCCTGACGCAGTAGACGCACCGATACCAAGTTTCGTTTCCAACGCAACAACCGCGCCATGCACATTCACATGCATAACGTCATGCTCCTTGCCGCTGTCATCCAAATCGTCAGTAGACGCAATGTCTGTCCGAAGTTGAGAACCTACGGTGTCAAGAGCAGCGGGATATGCAGTAGCCATCAGGCAAGCGTAACAGTAACAGCACCCGCAGCAACACTAATAGTGTCACCCGAACCCACAGTCTTAGACGCCGTAACATCCGTATAAAACAACAAGTTCCCGGCAGACGCGTGATCCCAGATACCGATATGACTCACCGTACACGCAGGCATACCCGTAAACGACTCCGCAGACGTATTCGCCGTATTACCACCCGTAGCATGAGTAGCATCAAACGCACACGCCTGACGAGCATACGACCCACCAGACACCTCAGCACCCGACGCATCCTCAGCAGGATCCGCCGTGTGCAACGCCAGATACACCGTCGCCGGTGCCCAATCCGCAGTATCACGCAAAACGTAATCCAAAATCTTGGTCTCAAGATAATTCGACATCTCAGACATAAAAAATCACCTAACCATCATCCAATAAGAACAACAACAGCATAACACATCTGCTACACTACACAACACCCACCTGTCACGCGACCCCGCAGGCCACATAAAACGGACCGCCT